GCGGCAATACCAACGAGACTTTGACGAAAAGGGCAGAACGTGGCGAGGCAGGCCTCGGCATGACTGGACATCACATGGCGCAGATGCAATGCGTTACTTGGCAGTTGGATACCAGAATCAGGCATCGAGCTGGGGCGAGCCAATCAGGCGTAACTTGCGAGGGATAGCGTAGTGGCAAGACGTAAAGTTATCAAAAGTATATTGGATTTTATCGATGAACAGATTGATCCCAGATACGATAAGACTAAGATAGGTCAAAAAGCAATTAAAGATATGCGAGTCAGATCTGATGTCACCGGCAGTAGCATTGGGCCAGAGGTATCAATTTTTGATTACGAAGGGCATCCAGCTATATTTACTCAATCAGACAGGCTAGATACTGCTAGAGGCATTACTGGAATTAACGACATAAATTTTAAAAAGAAAGTTGATGTACCGGGCGGTCAAGGATATATGTTAAATAATCCTGACAAAGTGTGGGCTTCTGAGGAAGGGCCAGCACAACAAATAATTGATCTGTCAAATTATTTATACAGGGAGACTGGCAAACAGCCTATCTTATTGCCTTGGAGAATGGCGCCTACTGGTGGCGATCACGCTCATGCAACTGGGCAAACATTGTTGTCATATGCTCAAGCCGCATTAGGTAAGTCTGATAAAAAGAAATTTGATTCTTTTATAAAATCAATGCGATCTACTAAAAAGCAAGGAAATAAATTATTGTTTCCAGACTGGCCCGGAGTAGATAGCCCAAAAGCAATGGATTATTACAATAATTCTACTTCCAAAGCCAGAAAACGAATGATTGAGTTGATGGGCGGCGCTGTTGGAAGGAATAAACCTTTGGAGGGCATGGACGTCCTTAGGGCTGGTCAGGCAAGAGCCGCAGTGTCAGATCCAAGTCAATTAAATGCTGTTGAGGGAGGATTGCAAAATCTTGGACTTATTACTACAAACAGGAATTTAGTTGGTAACACTGGTAACACAACATATGGTTCCGGCGTCCTTGGTCAAGGAGTAGGAACACTAAAACCAAATCAAAGAAACATAACTGTCTTTGATATGGAGCCACCAGCAATGTTGATTACTGATGCAAATAACAATCCAATTAAAGGTTTAGGAAAACAAGAAGTTAGGACTTTAGCTGATTATAAAGGAACGGGAAGCCCGTACCGACCATTTCAGATGAAGCCATATGGAACAATTCTTGACGACAAAAAACTTAAAAAATTGTCTAAAAAAGGATTTTACAGCGGAGCTGCCGCGCCAACTGCTGGATTGCTATCGACCGAAAGCCCACAGCAAAAAGCATCTAACCAAGATGCATTGAGCGTATCAATGGATGGGATCGACACGAAAAGTCGATCACTGCCTGAGTTTGGCGGACAGACATTTGAGACGGCATTGGCAATGTTAAGGGGAATGGGAGTTGGACTGCTGGATTCAATCCAAATGATTGCTGACGGCATGGTTCCAGAATCTGCTATGTTGCCATCAGGTAATAAGCGCATTACTGTTCCTAACTTTCAAACAAAATATATGAATAAAAAAGAAAAAGATGCTGTTGAAAAAATTGGAAGAGCGGTGACGTTTTAATGCCAGATAAAAAAATAGGCTTACTCGAAAGATTTAAGGATAACTATGGCAGATAAAAAATTAGGATTGTTAGATCAAATTATCCAAGGTGCAAAAGGACTTGGTAATCAATTTTTAGAATTTACTGATAAGCGAGCTGAAGAATCTAGACGGAAACAACAAGAAAAAGATGATTTTCTTTATTATGGAGACCCAAGGTATAGTCGCGGAATAATAAATCAATCACATGGATATGGAAATGATCCGTCAATAAGGCCTCAAGATGCTTTTACTAGAGAAAATATGTCTCCAGAGATGGTTGACTATTTAACTAATTATTTTGGGCAAAACGGCCTTGATAATCCAGCAAAATTTTTAATGTATGAGTTTAATTACTTAAATCAAGATCTAAGAAAAGATATTTATAATTTGTTTAAAGATAACTATAAGGCGCCGCCAGTACCATTATTTGACCGCAAACCGGGAATAGGGCTATGACAATAACAAACTACAGCACACTGCAATCGACAGTCGCCGATTACCTCAATAGAAGTGATCTAACGGCAGTCATACCAACGTTTATTCAGTTGGCAGAGTCGCAAATCAATCGAGATATTCGGCACTATAAGATGGAGACTCGATCAACGGCAACGATAGACGCTGGCGATCAATACTCGCAAGTGCCAGCCGATTGGATGGAGACGATTCGAGTTAGCATACAAGGCACCGGCACAACCGTTGTTAATTTAATATCTAGAGATGCTATGGCAGATAAACGTGCTGGCGCCGAGGATGTGTCTGGTCGGCCTGAGTATTACACTCACGCAGATGGGCAGTTTAACTTCTATCCGACGCCAGACGCAGACTACACGCTTGAGTTGTTGTATTTTGCCAAAGTGCCTGATTTAGCGTCAAATAGCGATAACTGGTTGCTAGATGATTCGCCCGATGTATATTTATATGGATCGCTAATGCATTCTGCGCCATACTTGCAGGAAGATGCACGGATCACAGTTTGGGCGCAGTTGTATGCGGCAGCAGTTGCAAGATTAAACGAATCATCAGATCGATCCAGAATGTCTGGATCTGGATTAAAACTTAAAGTGAGAGGATTAGGATGAGCTTTTCAAACTATTTAGAGACTGAGCTGTTAGATCACGTCTTTACAAACAGCGCTTACACTGCACCGTCGACGCTTTATTTGGCGCTGTTTACTGGTGCGCCCGGTGAAGCTGGCGGCGGCACAGAGGTATCTGGATCAGCTTACGCAAGGCAAACTGCTGCGTTTACGGTATCTGGAAACACAGCGACAAACTCTGGCTCCATTGAGTTTCCAACTGCTACTGGCAGTTACGGCACAGTGAGTCATGTTGGTGTGTTTGATGCATCAAGCTCTGGCAATTTACTTTGTTATGCAACTTTATCTGCATCAAAAGCAATTGAATCTGGCGACGTATTTCGTGTTCCAGCCGGAGACTTAGACATAACGCTTGATTAAGGACTGATATGGCTCTAGTTGTAAAGGATCGAGTCAAGGAAACAAGTACAACGACTGGGACAGGCACGTTAACTCTTGCTGGGGCCGCAGACGGCTTTCAATCTTTTGCCGCTGTAGGCGACGGTAACACGACGTACTATGCGATTGTGTCTGGCAATGATTACGAGGTTGGATTAGGTACTTATACAGCCTCCGGGACAACGTTAAGTCGCACAACGATACTAGAGTCGTCAAACTCTGGCAGTGCGTTAAATCTTGGAGCTGGGGCTAAGGATGTATTTGTTACTTATCCTGCCGAAAAATCAATATATGCCGACTCAAATGATGATGTAAACGTTCCGGCAGACTTAACGTCTGTTGGTGGCATTATCTCTGGCGCCATATTTGAGCATACGCACACGATTGCATCAAACTACGCGATCACCAGTGGAAACAACGCAATATCCGCTGGCCCATTAACCGTTAATTCTGGCGTTAGCGTCACTGTGCCGTCAGGATCTAGCTGGAAAGTTGTTTAATTGTTTGGCATAAACGCATTTAGTGAACAACCGTTTTCTGCTGAAGGAGCAATTAACTTTGTTGACGCCGCAGCAACGGTAACTGCTGCCTCGAGCGTCACCGCAAGCGCAGGAATCGTTATTGACGCGGCATCTGCCATTGCAAGTACGGCGACAGTAACATCGAGCGGCACAAGAGTTCGCGAGTCTGATTCGTTATCTGCCGGGGCCTCGGTTACATCGATTGTATACATCCGAGATCGTGATAACACGGCAACAATTGCTGCAACGTCTACTGTTACCGCTACAGCAAACAGAGTCCAATCTGGGATTGCTCTTGTTTCTGCTGTATCAAATATAAATGCTAACGCGGTTACTATAGTTGCTGCAAGTGCAACAATTAACGTTGTTTCTACTGTTAGCGCAAATGGTAATGCAATAAAGTTTGGATCAGCCTCAATTAATGGGGCATCTGCAATTACCGCATCAGCAAGAAAGAAATGGGAAGATTCAGTAATCAATGTAGAGTCTTGGACTAAACAATCTGCAAATGCAGAGACATGGTCAAAGCAATCTACAAACTCCGAGACTTGGACTAAATTAGCCGCATAGGTGAATATATGGCAGTTGTAATTAATGGAACTACAGGAATACAGTTTCCTAACTTTATAGAGAACGAACAAAGCATAGACGCTGACTACACGATTGCTGCAACTAAGAACGCTGCAAGCATTGGTGACATAGAGATTAGCACTGGCGTTACAGTGACTGTGACAACTGGTGGGAACTGGGTGATCTTATGAGTACGCTAAAGGTTGACACGATTGCAACTACTGCTGGTGTTACTAACAACAGAGTGTTGCAGGTTGTTAGCACTACTAAAACAACCATTGGAAGTTTTGCATCAGCTTCTACAAACAATTATGTAGATATTCCTGGGATGTCAGTAACAATCACGCCAACGTCAGCATCAAGTAAAATTTTAGTAACTTATTCGGCTCATGTATCCAATAGCACTAATGCAACAGTTCATGTTCGTTTGTATAGGGATTCCACAGGCATTGGAAATGGTCTAGCTTCAAGTAATCGTTTAGGAGATTCAGCAATTTTTAGACCTGCATCTTCTCCGTATGGGTTAGATATAGGTTGTGTGTCAAATTTATTTTTAGACGCACCAAGCACAACTTCTGCAGTGACTTATAAACTGAAAGGAACATTAGGTGCATCCTATAACGGTACTTTTTACATAAACCGCTCACCAAATGATAGTACAAATCAAAACTATATAGGTAGACCATCATCTACAATTACAGTTATGGAGATCGCGCAATGAATCATGAAGCTGTTTATGCACTGTATCCTAATGTTGTATCTGTTGACGATGATGAAGGAGCTAAAGATGCTAACGGTAACTCAGTCACAATAGACATGGATGCAGTTAACGCATGGGTTAATCCAGAGCAATATAAAATAGACAGAGCAACTGCTTATCCATCAATGCAAGAACAACTCGATATGCAGTACTGGGATAGTGTGAATGGTACGACTACTTGGAAGGATGCTATTGCTGCTGTTAAGACGGAGAATCCTAAGCCATGAGTACAGTTAAAACAGACACAATTAAGGTAGACACAATCAAGACCACTGGCAACGTAGAAGTCTATACCTGCAAGGCGTGGGTTAACTTTGATGGCACACAAACAGCAGGTAATATGATTAGAGCATCTGGAAATGTATCAAGTATTACTGACAATAGCACAGGTAACTACTATGTAAACTTCACTGCATCAATGTCTGATGTTAATTATGCAGCTAGTTTAAATCATGGTGACTATGGGTCGGCAAGCTATAGAGGATGGGATATTTTATTTAACCAAGAAACAAATAGAGTGCGTGTTGAAACAAGAAACGAGAGTGGAGGCGAAGTTGACTCTCCTTTGGTTTGTGTTTCCGTCTTCCGTTAATAGGTAAACCAAATGAGTACACTTAAAACAGGAAAAGTAAAGACAACAACAATAGCTGACGAGTTAGACACAGAGTCTACTGCGGTCACTAATGTGATTAACGGATCTGCAAAGGCTTGGGTAAACTTTAATGGCACAGGTACTGTAGCTATTAGAGAATCGTTTAATGTAAGTAGTGTTGTAGATACTGCTATTGGAAAATATACTGTTAATTTAACAAACGCTATAACAGACGCTAATTATGTAATTACTGCAGGTGTATCTGATGATGGTAGCAGTTACAACAATCAAATGAATTGTCAACCTGCTCCAGATTTTACGCCTACAACAACGGTATTTAAACTTACAACTGGAAATACAATTAGTTCTAATTCTGATGACTTTGAAAGAATTTTCGCAGTGATTCACAGGTAACTTAACAAGGAGCAATCATGGATAAGAGAATTATATATCCCACAGATGACGGAGGAGTTGCAGTCATAGTACCTGCTCCTAACTGTGGATTAACAATAGAACAGATCGCAGATAAGGATGTACCTACTGGTGTAGCGTATCAGATTGTAGATGTAATTGACATTCCTGGTGATAGAACTTTTAGAAATGCTTGGGAGTATTCATAATGCCGATCACAACTAACTTAACTAAAGCTAAGACTATTGCACATGAGATGCGTAGAGCGAGTCGTGAGGAAGAGTTTAAGCCACATGATGACATCATAGCCAAGCAGATCCCTGGTGCTGATGCAGACGCTGCTGAGACTGCTAGAGCTACTATCAGGACTAAGTACGAATCAGTTCAGACTGATATCGATGCTGCTATCAATGAAACAGAGTTGCTTAATGTTGTGGAGAATATGTAATGAGTAAAGTTGTTATTCAGGGACACGCTAGTGGGACAGGTGACTTTACCATTGCTGCCCCTAATAGCGACACTGATAGAACTCTGACGTTACCTGATGCTGGTGGGACTTTAGATCGTCTTGATCGTGCTGGTAATGTGTTGCAGGTAGTGTCTGTACATAAATCAGATACAACTAGTTATTACGGAACTACTTTTTACACTGTACCTAGCCTAAGCGTTTCAATTACTCCTTCATCTACTAGTAGCAAAATACTTATTACTGGTCAAATAATGTTAGGAGGAAGCGTAGATTTTACTTACATAAGATTACTTAGAGACAGCACTGCTATTAATATAGGAGACGCAGCAAGCAATAGACCGCAGATATCTGGTCAATTTCCTTATTCATCAACTACTTCACAATATAGTGTTATAGGATCGCCTATTATGTATTTAGACGCACCGTCTACAACAAGTGCTATTACTTATAAAATTCAAATGCGAGGCGGTGATCCAGTTACTGTTCATTATGTAAACAGATCAGCATCAGACAGAGACACTGCTAATTATGAAGCTAGAGCAGCTAGTTCACTTATTGCTATGGAGATTGCCGGATGAACCATAAAGCTATTTACGCACTATATCCTAATGTTGTATCTGTTGACGATGGTGCAGGTGCTAAAGACGCTAATGGTAACTCAGTTACTGTTGATATGGATGCAGTTAACGCATGGGTTGATCCAGACGCATACAAGTTTAGTAGAGCATCTGAGTATCCAGCAATAGGCGATCAACTAGACGCACTGTATCATGCTGGTGTGTTTCCTGATGACATGGCTGCACAGATTCAAGCAGTTAAAGAAAGGTATCCTAAGACATGAGTACAATCGCAGTCAATGCAATTACAGATGCCAATTCTGGCAACACAACAAGCATCAATGGAGTCACGCCTAATGCTAATAACGTAGTAGGTAAGAACATACTTATTAACGGTGCGATGCAGATTGCACAACGTGGTACGAGTGTGACAGGCATTACTTCTGGTAGTAATTATGCTTGTGATAGATGGAGACTTATGATGTCTTCTGCTGGAACTTGGACACTTACTCAAGATACAGATTCTCCAGATGGGTTTGGAAGTTCTATGAAACTTGATTGCACGACTGCAAACGCAAGCCCTAGTGCTACCACTTATATACAAATTCAACATAGAATTGAAGGACAGTTTTTACAGCAATTAGCAAAAGGTACGTCATCAGCTAAAAAAGTTACTGTGTCTTTTTGGATTAAATGTAGCAAAACTGGAAACATACAGGTCAACTTAAAAGATAAAGACAATACTAGGTTAATAGGGCAGACCGTAACAATTAACGCTGCAAACACTTGGGAAAAGAAATCACTTACTTTTGATGGTGATACTACAGGGACATTAGATAACGATAATGCTGAAAGCATGGCTTTGCAGATTTTTGTTGAAGCAGGATCAAACTTTACAGGCGGTGCTGTTCCTACATCTTGGGAAGCAGAAGGATCTACAGACCGTGCTGCTGGTGTCACTCTAGCACTTGCAGATTCTACATCAAACACATTAAATCTTACAGGAGTCCAGCTAGAGGTTGGATCATCAGCTACTGAGTTTGAGCATAGACCGTATACGACTGAGTTGCAGTTGTGTGAAAGGTATTATCAAGAAGTTGGTAAAACTTCAAACAACTTATGGGTTTCAGCACAGTACAACTCTGGTAATTGGTGGTCAACAGTTCAGTATCGAACAGAAATGAGAGCCAATCCTACAATTGTAAAAAGCGGTACAGGGACACCAAATGCAACTTACATCTCTACTGATTCTGTATCTTATCAATTTACTACGGCTAGCACTTATGTTTCTGTACTTAAATTAACAGCAGAGTTATAAAATGTATAAACTTTTAGGAAATAACAATATAACTAATCAACCGTCAAATAGTGTTATACGCTTAGCCGACAACGCTTACATACCATTTGACGAAGCCAACACAGACTATCAAGAATACTTAGTGTGGCTGGCTGAGGGCAACACACCAGATCCAGCAGATTAATTAACAGGAGATATAGATGGCAGATACAACAACGACGACGTATGCACTGGTTAAGCCAGAGATTGGCGCGTCTGAAAACACTTGGGGGCAAAAAATCAATGATAACTTGGATGACATTGATAATTTGCTTGATGGTACAGATGCGGTTACAGGTATTGATATTAACTCTGGCACGATTGACGGAGCACCAATTGGAGCCACTACCGCATCAACTGGTAATTTTAGCGCACTGTCTATTAACGGAACTGCGATCACATCGACGGCAACTGAGTTAAACGCGCTTGATGGGATTGCATCAACGGTGGCAGAACTAAATATATTATCTGGCGTAACAGCCTCAGCCGCAGAATTAAATTTTGTTGACGGAGTAACGTCTGCGGTACAGACTCAGTTAGATGCAAAGCAAGCAACGCTAACAAATATTACAGACACTACAGGATCAAATGGATTTGGTGCGAGAACAATAAGTACAAGCGCCCCATCTGGAGGATCTGACGGAGATATTTGGTATCAAATATAATGGCTAGAACATATGTTAAAAAAGACGGTCAATGGGAGTTGGTCAATGTTTTGTATGCTAAAGACAGTGGCGATTGGCAAACCGTCAAGGCTGGATATGTAAAAAACAGTGGCAATTGGGATCAATTTTACGCTGGCATCACAGTCACTTTATCGTCTGGCACTGAGTATCAATCAACTGCTGTTTACACATCTAATCTTGGCGCGAATGCGCATTGGTACAGTATAAATATTAGCGGCGCAGTAACTTATCAAGGCCAAGCATCTACTAAGGCGTGGGTCGCTGGATCTAAAATGTTTGCTAGTATAGAAAATGTATCAAATCCTCAAGTTAGATCTAACTACGTCGGGGAGTTTGCATTTGAGGCAAGTTACACCGGATTAACTGGATCTTATGTTATTCCAACAGCCATTCCAGATCAATTTGGAACAATTGCTCCAACATCAGTTTCTGCGGAAGTCTGGGGCGGAGGAAGTTCTGGTCGAGGTGGTTACACTTATATCAACATGGGGACAACTACTGGAACTGTTTATTACGTAGTCGCATCACAAGGCGTTTGGAATAACGGTTTTTCTGGAGTTTGTAGGTTCCAATGGGATAGATTTGGATGCGCAAGCCAAGACCAAGTAACCAATGGTTGGAGTGGATTGTTTTCTGCTCATCCATATAGCAATACAACCAGTTACCGAGATGCGTCTAAAATTACTGCTGACTCAAACATTTGGGGCATAGCTGGCGGAATGTCATCACAAGGATATGTTGGCGGCGGAACCTCTGGCGGAGGCAATCGTCCTGCAAGCCAATCCAATCATGGAAGTTTTTATTTGCCTAACATTAATAACGCTTGTTACAGTTCATGCTCTGGGATATCTGGAGCTGTATTTAGAACTTGCCCAAGTAGATTGATTGGATCTTGGATTGCGTCAGGTTTTGAAACCTGCACTTACTCAACTGGCGGTGGCGGATACTATCCCGGAGGAAGCTCAACTAATCCGCCATGTTCTAGCGCTGGATCAGGAGGTGGATCTGGATTTGTTGGATCTGCTGCTGGTGCTGGAAGCACAACATATCAAGGATCAGGATCAAATCAAAGCAACAGCCCATACTATACAGGTAACTCAAAAATAGCCATAAGGATTAGATAATGTCTTTAGAAGAAGAATATTTAGCTTCACAAGAAATACAAGACGCTAGATTAACAGTTTGTAAGACTTGCCCATCAAAAGATCCGGCTCAAGATTTTTGCAATGCCTGCGGATGCGTTACTTTTATGAAAGCCAGAATTATTGATCAATTTTGCCCAGAGGGAAAATGGGAGAATTCGTAGAAAATAGAATTAATTTGTGCAATTCTTGCAAACATAAAACAACAGCGTTAGGCGTTAATGTTTGTAACAAATGCGGGTGCGTTATTTATCTAAAAGCTAGAATAAAAAATGCAGAATGTCCAATGAAAAAATGGAAAGCTGAGGAACTGTAAATGGCGTTACTTCCAATAAAGTTACCGCCGGGCGTGTATAAAAACGGCACAGAGTTCGAGCAATCAAACAGGTGGCGTGATGCAAGTTTAGTACGCTGGGCTGAAGGCAGTATGCGTCCAGTTGGCGGATGGTCTGATTTTGTTACATCTGGTATAGATGCTGCCCCTAGAGGCATGCATGGTTGGCGTGACTTAGGCGGTGCAAACAATATTGTGGTAGGAACCTACAACAAACTTTTTTATATTAATGCATCAGGCACTGTGGCTGATATTACGCCAACATCGTTTACCGCAGGGCGAGAAGATTCTACGCAAAACACTGGATACGGCGGCAGTTACTACAACACAGGATCATACAGTACGCCAAGAACTCCCGGCGCTATTTGGTTGACTGCAACAACTTGGGCGCTTGATAACTTTGGTGAGGATTTGGTTGGATGTTCTACCGATGATAGAAAGCTGCATATTTGGGATATCAGTAATGGATCAGGGACGCCAGCAGCACCAGTAACTAATGCGCCCATAAATAATGAATCATTAATTGTTACTGAGGAACGGTTTTTATTTGCACTTGGCGCTGGCGGCAATCCTCGTAAAATACAATGGTGCGATAAAGAAAATATAACATCATGGACTCCTGCGGCAACTAATGAGGCTGGCGACATTGAGTTGCAAACCTCTGGAACCATTCGTTCAGCAGTTAGAATTAGAGGTCGCACATTAATTCTTACAGATGTTGATGCACATATTGCGACTTATCAGGGGCCGCCGTATGTATACGGATTTGAACGAATTGGTTCTGCCTGCGGTACAGATTCGCCAAAATCATTAGTTACTGTTGATCAGGCCGCATTTTGGATGGGCCAAAAAGGATTTTTCTTGTTTGACGGCTCTATCGTCAAAGAGCTTAACTGCGAGGTTAGCGATCATGTATTCCGAGATATAAACACAAACCAAATTAGTAAAGTATACGCGACGCATAATAGTCGTTTTTCGGAGGTTTGGTGGTTTTATCCTAGTGAGGGATCTTTAGAAAATGATCGATATGTATCGTATGATTACAAAGACAACATATGGATGATTGGCGAACTGTCTCGAACGGCTGCAATTGATACTGGAATTTTAAGATATCCATTGTGGGCTGGCCCAGATGGAGATTTATATTTTCAAGAATATGGATTTAATCATGATGGAGCAACGCAGTTTGTTGAATCTGGCCCAATAAGCCTTGGTGCTGGAGATCAAATTATGCACGTTACTAACCTGATTCCAGATGAATTAACTCAGGGGGATGTAACAGCCAAGTTTAAGACTCGGTTTTATCCTAACGGCACAGAAAGTGAGTTTGGATCATTTGCAATGGCCAATCCAACCAGTGTAAGATTCAGCGGCAGACAAGTTAGAATGAGAGTTGAAACAGAAGTAAATAATGATTGGAGAGTTGGTACGATGCGAATTGAGGCCAAGCCCGGAGGCAAGCGTTGACCGGGCCTCCACCATTAGGTGGCAGCTGGAGAGAATGGGCGGAGCGCCTTAACAATTTTTTAGCCAGAACAAAAAATAAATTAAATTTTCGATTGGATGGCGATTCTGCATCTGACGATGGCATTATGCTTTGGGACGCATCTATAAATCATATGGTTGTCTCAACAAATGGCGCTTTTCAGCCCATTCCATACGGTGAGAACTCATATGGATACTTTGTAGATTTTACTAACCAGACCGCCTCTGGAGCCAATACCGCCACAGCAATAACTTACAATACAAGCGCATCGTCGCATAATGTGTCTATTGACGGCACCGATGCGAGCAAGATTGTATTTGCTAAGTCTGGCACATATCGATTAAATTTTAGCGCTGAGATTACTTCAAGTTCCGGCAGTACAGTTACGTTCTATTTTTGGCCTCGAGTTAACGGCGTTAATGTAGACAACTCAACGATGGTGACTACGCTGCACAACAATGGGCAAAAGAAAATAATTAGCAGGTCTGGCGTTTTTGATGTAAAT